GCCTGAAGAAGTAGGCACAACCCGGCCCTATAAGCACGCCACCGCTAATGACATACAGGTGGGCGGCAGCCACTACAAAAGCAAGGCGGTGCAGCACTGGGACTATGCCGCCCAGTTGCCTTACCTGGATGGGCAGGTAAGCAAGTACGTTGACCGCCATCAGCAGAAAAATAAGTTCCAGGATCTACTTAAGGCAGAGCACTACCTGCACAAAATGATGGAGATATACTACAGTAAAGAGTATGCCGAACATACGGCTACGCAAGGCCGTAAGGCGGCGCTGGCACTGCTGGGCATAACCGAACTGGAAGTATTGCAAATCTTGGCACATAGAGGAGAAACAAAATGAGCACACCTGTTACAGCGCCGCAGCTTGCCATTAGCTTGCTTAAGCAGTTTGAGGGGCTGCGTTTGGAAGCCTACATGGACGTAGAAGGCAACCCTACCATTGGCTACGGCCACAAGCTGCCCCACGGCAGCGGGCTTAATCTTATCACAGAGGCCCAAGCCACCGCGCTGCTGCAAACCGATGCCGACAGCGTGGCCCAGCTTATTGCCCGGGTGTGCAAGGTGCCGCTTAATGTCAACCAGCAAAGCGCCCTTATCAGCTTTGTGTATAACGTGGGCGCGGGTAACTTCAGCACGAGTACACTGCTTAAGCGCCTTAACACACGCGATTACATTGGTGCAAGTCAGCAATTTGCTGTGTGGAATAAGGTGGCCATCAATGGCAAGCTGCAGGTAAGCGCCGGGCTGGTAAACCGCCGTCAAGCGGAAAAGCACCTGTACCTTACCCCGGTGGAGGTAGCAACAGATGCACAGAAGCCAGCACAACCAAGCGCTGCGAGTGCTGCAAAGCCACAGAGTACATAGCTCTCTGTGGTAGTATCCAGTAAAATAATCAGGGCGGCCTATAAAGCCGCCCTAAGTGTTGCACCCTTGATGATTACTATACCACTAGAAGCCGTGCTGCGCCTCGTAGCGGTAGAACTGGGCCACCGTGATAGGCTGGGTATGCAGGTCATTGGAAACCTTGAGCGCGGCCTGCTGGAGCTGGTTTTGATCCATAAGGCTATGCACCTGTGCCAGCGTGACGGTCACGCCCTTGCTCATTTGCTGGATCTGGGCCTGTGTGCTTACACTCTGCACCAGACTAAGCAGCGCGTTGGCCGCCGTGGCAACGATGTTGATGTCCTTGGTCACAGTGCTCTGGCTGGTGGGGTTGGTGATCTTAAGCGCGGCCAGCAGGGCTTGGTTGGCATTCTGCTGAATTTGCGTGATCAGGCTTTGCAGCACTTGCAAAGTTGTCTGAGTGGGGTTGGCAAGGTAGTTTTTAGCCGCCATCTGGAACTGTGGGGCCAGCGCGTTAAAGGCCACTACGAACGGAGCCACAATAAGGGCGCTGGCAGGATCAAGGGATTCAACCATGCTGGCACTGGTATCCACGGCGCTGATAAGTGTGGGCGTCCAGTTGACAATCTCCTGTGCCACGCTGATCTTCTGCGCTTGCGTGCAGCCCATCGTGGTGCCCATGAGCAGCAACGCGCACAGCGCCAGTGCACCCAGCTTTTGAGTGCTGCCGGTGCTGGCCCGGGCAGCTGCATTCTTCTGGGCCTTCCAGTAAGTGATCAGCGGAATGATCAAACCCACAATGGCACCCTGGAGCCAGTGCGGCGTGCTGTTGTACAGGTTGAGGGCAACGCCGTCAATGTAGTTGTGGGCCGTGGCGTTGTCAAAGTAGAAGCCCGCAAGGAAGCCCCATACCACCACAAGGGTGTGGGCCAGCGCGGAGTGGTTTGCAATGAATTGCTTGATGGTGTTCATAGTTATCCTATTTGCCGTGTATACGGAAGTAGATGTCAACTGCAATGCCAATGATAACCAGTGCTGTGGTGGTTATCCTGTGGCGGTCATTCCGCACGGCAAGGTTACTGGCCGTCACGGACTTAATGGTATGGCTTAGTTTACCAAGTTCAGCAAGTACCTGTGTCTTAAAGTCAAGCTGTTCTTGCCAGCGCCGCTCTTGGGTTTCCGCCATGCGCTCAATATACCCTTTGCGCCCGCTACCATTGCCATACCAGCTAGAGTTATGGGATTTTATTTCCGTTAACTCTTGGTGGATGGGTTTAAGTGTTTGTTCAAGCATCAGTTCTACCTCAACTTTGGAGATATAACCCGGCAGATGTTGTTCATTTGTTGCCATGTTTAATACTGGCCCCTTTCATAACTGTGGTTGCAGTTATTCCATTACGTACTCAATGGTTGGGAAGAAACCGCCTGTACCTGTGCACCCAACTGCTGCACCGTACATACCCCACGCTATCTTGTGCCCGGCCAATACTATGGCAGGCAGATCGATTGTGGTGTTGTAGTAGTCAAAAACGCCGTTAGTAAGCGGGAAGGTTGTTACCCACGATGCAGCGGTTGCATCGTAGATACCGAACATTGGAGTAGTGGTGCAGCCTGAAAGGGTAACTTGAATGGATAAGTCAAGAGCCGTAATTTCTACCGGGACAGTTGGCTGCCAGATAGTGCATCCAAGATTGTTTGAAGTATCGGCAATGTTGACACTGGGGCAGTAAGCGCTCCATGTCATGTGAGGGGCTTGAGTATAAGTCACGCCACCCATAGTAAGTGAAGGTATTTGCACTGTGCCCACAAAGGTGTGAGTTGCGGCGGTGTACGTCAAGGTGCCGTTGTAGCCTGTGGTGCTGGTTCCACCACTGGCTTGTATTCTGGAATTTACATTGCTTGATCCGGCAGTTATAAAGTCAATTTCTGGGCTGTTAGTCGAATATGGGCTACCCATCTGTAGAAAGCTGTAGTCCTGTATAACACCATTGTTAAGTAACTGCACAGTGCCGTCATTGGATATGTACGCATTGGCCCGTATATCGCCGTTAGTCAGATTCAGGTTAGCACTGGCAAACGTGGCATTACCTGTGCCGGTTACACTAAGTGAACTTAAATTGGTGCCGCTTGTGACTGTAAGCCCGGCAAGTGATACAGTGGTGCCGGGTGCAATATAGTCCACACCGGATACGGCTACAGCGGGCACGCCACTGGCATTTTGCTTAAGCAGCCCGGCACCAAGCCCGGCAAGGTTGGTGTTATTGATTGCCACGACTGTTGTGGCCGTACTACCTGCCGACGTAGTTACGTCGCCGGTAAAAGCCGGTAGTTGGCTGGCGGCTATAGAACTGCCTGGAGTTAAGTAGTCAGTACCAGCCACCGCAATGGCAGGCACTCCGCTGGCGTTCTGCTTAAGCAAGCCCGCACCCAACCCGGCAAGGTTGGTGCCATTGATGCCCACTACCGTAACCGTGGCGCTGGGGCTGCCGCTGCTGGTGGCGTCACCTGTAAGTGTAGTGATGCCACTGGCGCTGCTGGCCGCATAGCCGCTGCTAATGTGCCAGTCATTATCAGTGCCGCAGAACAGTGTGTAACTGCTGGGTGCACTTATAGTGAACGTTGCTGCCCCGGTGCCCAAGTTATAGATAAGCTGACTGCTGACGGTTTGCAACGTAACCGCATTGGCGCTGGTATCCGTCTTGCTTATGATAAGTTCCAGACCCGTGCGCGGCAGGCCGTCCACATCCGGCGTAAAGCAACTAGGTAGCGTGAGTGTAAGCGCCCCACTGGAGGCGTTGGCATTCACCTGCCTTACATCACTGGTTAGTGTGGTGCTGGTGGTTACAGACTGCACACCCGTTTCCAGGCCGCCCGCTGTGTGAATGCTGCCGGTGGCCCTTACAGCAAAGTTGCTGTACGAACTGCTGAAACCGCTATAAAACGTATCGCTGGCACCGCCCGCAAAGTTTTCTACTTCAATACCGCCTTCACTGGCAGAAGTGCTGAGCGGCGTAGCATACACCTTTGGAGTCACAGCTTGCGTGTTGCTGCTGTTAGTGCCGCCGATGTCGAAAGCCGTACTGCGGGTGCTCTGGCGAGACTGATAGTAATTGCCGCACCCGGCCAGCCCGAACACAAAGCTGTAGTTAGGGGCGTCACCATTAGTTAGAAAGTAGGTAATCCACCCGCTGCTGTTGGCCGGTGCGCCCGGTACGCCCACGCCCGCGTTAGGGGACATATTGGTGCAGTCAATGTTAGCTATGATAATGTTGGCCGTTACAGTGTTCTGCACCCATGCCAAGTTAGCCATAGGAAAGCTGGTTACATCGGGCCACTGAATGTGACCGCCGTTGACTTGCACACCGTTAGCCTCAATATCAAAGCCCGCTTGTGCCGGGGAGTCAATGTAAGTATTGAAGTACATATTGCCGCCCGTGCCGTTGTCAATAACCACAAAGTTACTGGCGTAGCTGGCGTCTGCTGCATTGGGGTTGGATTCAGTGTTATTGCACGGCGCGGTGGCGCAGGTATAAGGAAAGCCAAACCCGTGAATAAGGAAGGTGGTAGTGCCGCCGCCCTGATTATAGAACGCAGCCTGTAGGGCGTTGCGTACCAGCAAGTTATCAATTTCGCTATCAATGGCAGTAGGCAGCGCCCATACGCCGTAAGCCGGGCGTGTAGCCGGGGTAAAGCTGGCCGCGTTGTAGCTTACTGTGACGTCTACTATCTTATAGTTAGACTGGTGGCCGGTGCTGGCGGCTTCACCAAGCTGTATGGCTGTGGGCGCAGTGCTGTCATTGATGGTTACACCTTCAATAAACAACCCACGGAACCATTGCAGGTTAAAGGCGTAGTTGATGTTCTTGTTACCCATGATCATCAGGTTCACAAAATTGCAGCTTTGCGCCTGTGCTCCGGTGCTGTTAAACAAATCAAACAAGTCACCGCTCAAGCTGGCAGGAACGTTAAGCACCGTAGCGGCCTGTGTGGTGCCTGCTGCGATGGTTGGCTCGGCGCTGCCTATGATACTCACGCAACTGCCGTTTGTAGGCTCCACCATTGTCGCTGTAACGTTGTATTGGCCCGGTCCCAGTCTAATGGTCTGGTTAAGGCCGCTGTTGGTGGCCGCCGTTACCGCCGCAGTCCACGCGGCATTGATGTTGGTATAGGTGTTGCCGTCAACAGTAATTTCACCGTTGATGGTAGCGCCGCGCACGCTGGGCACGTCCAGACTTTGCGGCAGGTCAGCATTAAGCAGTGCCCGTAAGCTGGCGCTACCGCTGGCTCCGCTGGGCGTACCATAGAATAAGTTCTGAGCACCTGTGACGGAAGTACTCACAGTTACCTGTGTCCAGTAGATGCTGCCGCTGGCGCTGGGTATATTGCCTTGATTGCTGTTAACTTGTGAGTAGTAATATCCGCCGTTGTAGTTAACCGACTGGCCCTTGCTATATATGGCGGTGTTGTTCCAAGTGCCCTGGAAGCCATTCTGCAACGCGCCCACGGCGGCATCAATCTTGTTCCAGTTACCGTTGACAATGTTGGCCCAGTTAGGATACCCTTGTGGCGGCACGGCAAGATTGATGTGGGGCGTAAAGCCCTGCCCGTGCGCGGCAACGGCGCAGATAGTGAGTACGATAACTGTAAGCAGCTTTTTCATAGTTAGTATCCAATCGCAATCCACGAATTGCCTGCATTGTCACCATCGGTGGTAATGGTGAAGCCACTTGTCGAAAAGTTTGATGTTGAGCAGATGCGGGAATTGCCAGCGTAGTGGTCCGTGCAAGTTACTACGAATACAGCATGTGGAAATGGCGTAGGGAATGTAACGCCCAAAGAAGAATCCCCGGCGTTGCCGCTTGTACCCCACTCAAACATTAGCCCACTTGGCATAACTTGGTAGCCGCTGGTGCCTGTGAACGACGTGCCGGTAATGGTGCCGCAGTTAATGCCTCCAGAAGTAGTAATGGAGACCATGAATGAAGTACCGCCGCCGCATGGTGAGCCTACGCTGGCAAGACGGCTGGCCGTGGTAGCGTTGGTGGCATTCGTTGCGTTAGTGGCGTTGGTGGCACTCGTTGCGCTGGTGGCCGTGCTGGCATTGCCGTTCAACGGGCCATTGAAGCTGGTGGCTGTAAGGTTGCCGCCGCTATCCATGTGGGCAATCTCTGTAAGGCTGCTGCCCGTGCTGCCGTTGTAGAAGTAGAACCCACCGGCACCACCACCTTTAAGGTTCACAAAGTCTGACTCACCCTGCCCGCTGCTTATATTCCACTCGTGGTAAGCACCCTGTGTACTGATAGCGCTGCTGTTGGTGCTGGCAGAAAGCCATGAGAACTGCCCACTGCTGGGCGTAGTGGCACCAATGGGTGAGTTATTGATACTGCTGTTGTTAAGCGCCACGCCGTTCAAGCTGCCGCCGCTGGCGGACAACGTAGTAAAGGCCCCGGTGCTGGGCGTGGTAGCGCCAATGGGTGTACTGTCAATAGTGCTGGCCACGATGGCTACACTGCGCATCTTGGTAAGCCCATAGACGGCCAGTGTATACATGCAAACAATTGCGATAAGTACCTTCTTCATATACGCTCCTTAGACCGTCATCATTGGGCCAATTGCATAGAGGTTGCTGTTGCTGCCCACGCGGAAAAGCTGACTGCAACTTGCACCAGCGGTTGGGTCCGGCGTGCCAGCATCATTTACATTGGCTGGGAAGCCAACGGTGCGCCCACCCGTGCCATCCTGTATAAAGTTCATAATCACTAGCTGCCCCGGCAGTGCGTTAGTTACTGTGAGCGTGGTATTGCCGGTCAGCGTAACTTCAAAGCTGGGTATAAGACTGCTGCCCAGCGCACAGTTAAATGTGATATTAGAACTGAATGCTACCTGCACCACTTTGGGCGCTGCGGCCCCTGTGGCCACGGCCTCTACGGCAGCAAGAAAATTGGAAATCAAAGCTGTGATATTGCCGTCGTCAAGTACACTGATTTGTAATACCTGACTAATGAAGTTAGCGATACAGGCCGCAACCATGCTGGATTGCCGCCATATTTTGTTAGCCTCACTTGGCTCGGCTACGCCCGCAGTAAAGCCATTCGTTTGGTAGCCACTGCCAGCAAAGTCAGCTTGGCTATCTACGTTGGCACCTACTGCCGTGGCTACTGGAAGGTAATCAACTTCTAATGCCATGTTATCCCCCTTACTCCACCACGATGGGCTGTACCCATACGCCGGTGCCCCACCCGGCTATGTTATCGTTCTGCACGCCCCAGCCGAATACGGGCTGCCCCGGCACGCTGGGCTGGTAGTAGCCCTTCATGCGTACCCCGGCTGGGCGTAAGTCAAAGTATCCGTTAGTAAGCAGCGCCATAGCTACTGTACTGAACGTGCTTGCCAGTATGACCACGAACATAGTCATATCTTGGTTATCTTGGATAAGTATGTCAAAAGTGCTGCCACTGAACACAACGGACCAGATATCATACATGCCCGGTACGGTGCCGTCCCAATTGTTAAGCGCCACAATGGCCTGCAACAGCAGCCGATAATCACTATCACCCAGCGTAGTTATACCGCTGGGCGGCAAGGGCTGTTTAAGGTTGCGGCTGGCACCTATCCACTGGCCCAGCTTATCCAACTGGTCGCCAACGGCGGCATCAAGGTCAAGCAGGCCGGGCAAGCTACCCATTACGTTCTGCTTGTCTACGCCCGGCTGCACCAGTATGCCAATGACGCCCATGTAATTGGGCTTATCATTGTGCTGGCTGGTGATCAGGCTTGTGTAGTTAGTTGCCGATGTCGCCATAAGTTAGCCACCAAGTACCGTAAGGTTCACATTATCAGTAGAGCAAGCAGCCGCAGCGGTGAATTCGATGGGGATGTTTGCTGTGCCCAAGTTACCCGTGTTTAGGCCAATTTGCAACTGAGTGATAACAAAGGTCTGGCCCAGATCTTGATTAATCAAGCCAGCCGTGCTCAATACCCAGTTATAGTAGACTTCTTCACCAATGGCGAGGGCATTAAGGAACGCCACAATAGCAGCCACAATGGCGGGGCCGGTGGTGGCTACCCAACCGTTCAGCGGCTGTACGGTAAGCGCCACAAAAATCTGAGTATCCGTAAGTTCAAAGAAGTTGATCTGTATAGGTACGCCAGCCTGATCTTCTACGATTATGCTGGTGGTGCCGTAAGTGCCTGTACCCGGACTCTTCTTTTCTTGAATGGTCTGTGCAATGGCCGTGGTATTGCCGCCCTGCACAACCACCGCAATGCTGTGGCTTGGTACGCCATTGGCGTCAGGTGCGTTGGTATCATTTTCATAGATGGCGTACCGACTGACCCCGGTTACATTGGCCACGGCGCTAAGGATGGCTTCAAGCGGCGTCTGGCTGGGCAGGTTGGTGCTGATGCTTTGCCGCTGGCGCAGCGCCGCGTCCGTCTCCACGGGTGCGCCCAGCGTGGTGCTGCCTGCAAAGGCCGCCGTCTGCCAGCCAAACTGCGGATTGAAGATAACAAGGTTGCCCGGCGCAGCCTGTATGGCTCCAACCGTTTCCGCCGTGGCTGTAACAGTTACAACCCCGGCATCGGGTATCTCCACGCTGTTCGGCAGGTCCCACAGCACACCGTTAGCGTCTTGTACGATGCCGTTGGTGATTGTCTGACCAACGGTGCCGCCTACAATAACGCTGTTTGTGCTGTTAGTGGCCACTTCGCGCTGGATGCCGTTGATCTTAACCATGCTGCTGAGTGCGGCCCCTTGCGCGAAAGTTGGGCTAAAGCCGTTGTAGATAGTTATGTCAACTTGATTGCCGTCATAGATGGCTTGGGCAAACACGGCCAGCAGTTGCAAGTCCTGTGTATCAGCGGTAAGCAGTACGTCGCTGCCGTAGATGCTCTGGTAGCTGGCAATCAAGCTGTTCAGGATATCGTTATAGCTGGGCGCGGTTATGCCTTGCGGCGTAATCGTGGCGGCAAGCGTGGCAAGTGGGTAGGTAATTGTGCTCATGAGTTATGTCCCGTATGGTCTCTCACCGTAAGGCCCAACGCCGTATCCACCGGCTGTGGACAAGCTGACGTTAACATTGGCCGCGCCGTAGATAGTATCTATGGTGCAGTCAATAGTAAGTACGCGAGTAGCAGTGTTCAGGCTGCTGCTGTAACTGGCAATGTCCTGCACACCCTGTACACTTAGTATCTTGGCTTTAATGGCAGCGTCATACAGCGGCACGGTGCCAACGCCCAGCACTTGCGTGGCCCACGGCGTTCCAGCAGTAGTGTCCAAGTACCATTCACCTACCCACAGCAACAAAGCCGTCTGTACGGCCTGTGCCACGCACGCGGGGCTGTCCACCAGAAAGTTAGCGCTGCCCTGCCCAAAGGTGTAATCACCATTTGCATCTCGTGCGCGGTATCTCATGCTATTGGCTCCCCTGTGTTGGCACCGCCAGTAACTACGCCCGGATGCAAGTGGGCACTGACTGGGATGTTGTTGAATGTACCCTCTTCACTGCCGGTGGTGGTGCCACTGATTTCCACATTGCCGGTCACGTCCGTATTGCCATTCACGTTAAAACCGCCCGGCGCTACAATGTTCACCACTCCGCCGGTAGTCACTTCCAGGTAAGCACTTTGATCCAGCTTGCCCACCCGAATACTGGCCGTGGGCAGGTTAGTTGGTACACTGGGCTTGCTCCATACGCCGGGTACTACAAAGCCGTCACCCATGTCGTGCATACGGAGCTCGGCCTGCACCTGTATGCCGCCCTGTTGCCACCACGCGTCAATGCACCGGCTGGCAAAAATAACCAGTACCTCATCGCCTTCAACCAGCGGAAATGTGCAACCCAGCCCGCCGCCCTTTGGGAACTTAACGGGGCAGCCTGTCAGCTTGGTGATGTTGTTCCACTTAGGCGTGGTGCCTTGCGCATTTTTCCACAAGCCCTGTAGCGCCACATTCACATCGGCGGTGCCCGCTTGCGGGCCGGTGGCGTAGTAAGCCTCCACTATGCCGGGCAGGCACGTCCACACTTCGGCCATGTACCCTTGCACGGCCAGCAGCATGGCGGTCTGTAAGTCGTTTGCCCGTTCTCTTTGATCCATTGCCTCACCCGTAAGGTAATACGCTGTTGTTAGTAACGTCTACGTTTAAGCAAACCAGTTCGGTATACCAATCATTGCCGCGTGTATCACCAAAGTGTTCAGCCACCATTACACGGTAAAAGCCATCATCACTTACGCGGGCCGGTAGATACTGTGTATCTTGATAACCGAACTGGCCGGTGCCATTGATCTGGATAGCTTGGTTAATATCCTTGTTATTGATTTGTACTTGCGTACCTATCTTGATAAGTGGGTTCAGTAAAGTCTTAACTGTAATACCCTGATCAGTGGCCTCCGGCTGGCCCACCATGCCCGTGACACTGTTGATAACCACGGCCTGCCCCGGCAGGTAGCCCGCCAGCGGTACAAATGTAAGCACGCCGTTTTGTATACTCCAACGAGTGCTAGTGCTGTTGGCTATGTTGCGCAAGTGCGTGCGGGCCATGCCATACATGACCTTGCTGCGTGGCAGCGGTATGATTCCCCCGGTGCTGTTAGCTACGATCTGCGGCGCGTTCTTGTCCAGCGCCACACCCATAGCATCGGCGAGTGCGTTCAGGCGTTGGGTAAGGTTGCTGCCCGGCGCAAGAGTAGTATTCACTATACCGAAGTTGTAAGCCTGATCACCATCGGCGGCCAGTATATCCAGGTAGGTGTCTACGTTGCTTTCCTTGCCGCGCCGGAACTGCTTTATATCACCACTGAAGATAACACCCACATTGCCATTCACATACCCAGCCTGTAGGCTTACCTGCCCAAACTCCCTGATGGACTCAATGGTACTATCCGCCAAGTTATACACCCGAATGGTGGCGTTGTTAGGTGTATCCAGATCACTCGCACGTACCTCAAACTTAAAGCGCAATGCGCTTAAGTCTTTACCAACGATGTTGCCATTCACAGTATTGCTAACTACAAGACTGTAACTGCGCAGCCATTGATTTTGTGCTGGTGTGCTCATTAGTCAGTGTCCGGTATAAAGTAAAGATGACTGGTTTGGCCCAAGTTCTGAAACGTGGGCACGGCTGTTACGTCATTGTCGGTTTGGCAAATAAGCTGGCCACCAATGCCTAAGTAAGCGAATTGTTCCAACAGGTCAGCCCCAGTAATCATTGGAATGCCCTGTAGGATGGCATTGCCGCTGCTATCTGCTATATCCAGCGTCCATGCGGCGTTCTGTGAGTTATACCGTACAGTTAGCTGGTACTGCACGCCGTTCAAACTAACGGTAAGTTGCTGCGGCGTGGCGGTCTGCAACGGTATCTCATACACTACCGGGGTGGTTGCCATTTAGCTGCCTCCTCCGCTGTTGTAGTTAGTGCCCGGCGTAAGACCAACCTGCCCGCTGTTAAGCGTAGGCGCGTTGTTCTGCGGGTTGACCATGTTATTGGCGTTGGGCACCGTGATAGTCTGTGTGGTGGCCAGCAGTATCTCGCGGCAGGTTGCCCGGATAAGTATGCTGTTCTCAGTTTCCTTGGTAGTGTCTACCCGTATGCTTTGCAGGATCATGTTCTGGTAAGTGCGCTTGCCGGTGTACACGGCAAACAGCGTGCGAGCATTTTGCAGAGTAAGGAACTTGTTATAGACATCCTTTAAGAACGTGGTATTGGCCCCTATATTCTGCGGGCTGCCCATGCTCCACCCATAAGTGAGGGTAAGCCGGGCAGGCATCTTGTAGGCATGATCGCTGATGGTGGCACCCTGTTCAACCGGGTGTTCGGTCACCACCAGCTCATCCTCGTGCTCTTCTTCAATAACCGCATCGGCCTGTATGCCGTTCAGCGCCCTGTACGGTTTGATGTAAACCGGCGTGGGCGTGGGGTTATTGTTGATAAGCGCCTGTAATGTGGGCAGTGTACTCATTGCGTGGCTCCTACAAAGTTGCGCACCAGATCACCGTTGACGCGGCGCTGCTGGTCAATTACTTCCCGGCCCGTGGCTTGCGGTTTGTCAGTGCCGGTAACGTAGATGTTAGTCTCCTGATGTAGCTGCGGGGCCGTCTTAAACAGTTCAGCGTCCGCCTGCCGCCGCGCCTGTAGGCCCTTGTCCACCACGTAGCCGTTAGCTGTCTTAACTTTGTCCCACTTGCCGAACTCAGCGGCGGCACCGGCAAAGTCACTGTTGTTTAGCTTCTTAAGCAGGGTGCTGCCCTGAAAGGCTTTGGTGCCCACGTTAAAGGCAAAGTCGGTAAGCGCCTTAAGCTGGTTATCGTTAAGGTTTACCTTCACTGCTGACTTAACGGCATTCATGGCCGTTTGTATGTCCCCGGCCAGCAGGTTAAGAGCGGTAGGCTTATCAATGCGCTGACCTATATTTTCGCCCGGCTTTATCAAGTGGCCATAGCCAATGCTCTGCCCCTTGTGATCGGCATACCGCTTATCACTAAAACCCTCATTGCTGGCAATAAAGTCAGCAATGGTGCCTTTAATGGCGGCGGCCACTTTCTTCATGGCAGTAGTAGCGCCCGGCGCGATGGTGTCAGCCACGATGCCCAAGTAGTTCTTCACACCACCGACGGCGTGTACATCACCGGCAATGTTGTGAGCAACGTTCTTGGTCACTTGTGCAGTCTTGTGAGCTACGTTGGCAACCTGCCCCGGCAGATTCTTGGCTTCCTGCTTTGTCCAGTTCCAGGCCGTACTCACAGCTTTACGAACCTTGTCCGGATGCAGTGTCATCCAGACAATGGCGGCACCCACGGCGGCGGCAATTATCACCGGCAAACTGGCACCGGCAAGGGCCAATAAACCGCCGCCTTCCGCTGCTGCTCCGGCACCGGCTGCCGCAGCACCCGCCCCTTCGGCCGCAGCGCCTTCACCTATGCTCAAAATTCCGCGCCCTGCGACGCCCAGCAGACTCAGCAGGCCCTTTGAGACCGCTATTCCACCCAGTGCCGACCCTAAAGCAATCGCAAGGCTTACAAGCTTTCCTAGAGTCGGATGCAACTGGTGCAGTTTGGTGTCCCAAGCACCGAATTTGTCTATTGCGTTGTTAACCCATGTGAGTAGCTTGATGCCCCACGGCAGCAAGTCACGCTCAACCACCATGCCGACGCCCATCAACCGGGCCTCAAGCTGGCGCAGCAGGTTCATAAACTGGCGGCTTTGGGCGGCCAGCTTGTCAGCGTCGGTGCCGTAGGTAGCGGCCAGCCGCTTGCGCTCATTGTAAGCAGCCCGCATCTGGTCAAGGCCCTGCTCCATGTGGAACAGCGTCTTTTCATCAATGCCGAACTGCCCGGCTATCTGGCTGGCTACGGCATACCCGGCTGTGCCGGGCGCACCCATCTGCTTAAGCCGGGCGATAAGATTGAACAGTGTTTCCGTGCTGTCCTTAGCTTCCTTTACGCCCAGTGCGTGCAGGTAGCCTTTCATACCGGGGTTGGTGCGCAGCGCCGTGGTCAAGCCTTCCAGTGCGCTGGCGGCCTGATCGGCGCTTACACCTACCTGCTCCGCGCCAAACTCCAGGGCTTGTATGTTAGCGACGCTGGCCTTTGTGCGCTGGGACTGGTAATACAGCTTCTCAAACTGGCTTGCCATGCTGGTAACACTGGCCGCCACGATGGTGCTGGTGGTAGCCAGTGTTTCTCCTACTACTTTGGCACTCTTCGAAATGGATTCCATGCCAGCTTTGAACTTCTTAAACTGCTGGTCGTCCACCTTGAAGCCAATTCCTACGAGGTATTCACGTAGCATGTTTGCCGCACCGCCTGCCATGTTTGCTACCTTTCCGCCTCGAGGGCTTTGGTAATGCGGTACTCGTTTTCAGCCTTTACGTCAAGCGCGTCGTTCATAACGGCAATGTCGTACAGGCTTAAAGTGCAGTTGATTAGCGATTCGTACTGGCACAAGCCCTCCAACACTGGTCGCAGCAACCAACCCTCGTTATTCGGTACGGCCACTAGCTGCGCATTTACTGGTCTGATCCGGCTTGTGAACTCAGCAGACCTGTGGGAAAAAAATCACCCAAGTTCTCCTTAATCACCTGCATTACCAATTCCATCATATGCGGCATCTGCATGGGGAACATAAGCGCCCCGTTGGGCGCGGTAAGCGGTGCCCATACCTGACCCTGCTGAATAAAGCAAACCTTCAGGCAGTTGTCCAGCACATAGTCAGCATCCGCATCACTCATTTCCGCTATGGCGTTAGCCAGCGGCCCAGCCGCCAGCTCAAACACCTTGAAAGTCTGCTCGTCGGACTCTTCTTCCTTGTCCAGACTAAGCATTTCCTTGAGCACTGGCGCTAGTTCCGCAAAGACCGGCGCTAGGCGACGGGCCACATGGAATTGCTTCCGTGCGTCCATCGCCCCTACGCGGTAGTTAACTCCGGCTACTGTAATCTGTTTTTCAACCATTGCCGTGTTACCTCTGCCTTATTTACAGGCTGTTAAGAATGTTGGTTGTCAAGCTGCCAAGCAGGCTGCCCAGTGACGGGTCAATAACGCCCGCGTTGAACTCCCACTCAATCATGCCCGCTTCCTTTGCGTATTGGTTGGTGGGATAACGCGCGAACGCCACCTGCTGGCAGGTATAGTTATCGCCGGTAATCGGGTTGGTGATGTTCAGAATGTTCTGCCCAAAGAACAGGCTGCTGGTGCGCTGGTAGTTGTACAGTTGCGTCAGCAGGTAGTTGGTAGGGCTGGTCTTCTGGAGACGTACCGTAATGCGACCGGCCTTGCTGGCGTGCAGGCTGTGCATTGCGGTGCCATCAGCACCAATGTTCATGGTATCCGTCTCTTCGATAAACTCAACGGTAATGCCCTCCTCTGCATTACCGCTGCCCGCACCGAGGGGAACCGTTCCGCCCGGCCCTATGATGGTAGCCTGTACGTCACTAAATGAATAGGTCATGGTGGTTAGTTCTCCTTATTAAGCGTTGACGGTGATTGCGACGTTGGCCTTGTGAACCGCACCGGCCAGCTTGGCGCCCACCTGGAACGGCACGCTGATACGCGCCGCACGCTGGGCCTGTGTTTGTGTGGCGACGGGCGGCGCATATACATAGAAGCCCGCGCTAAGGAAGTCACCCTGATTAAGCGTACCGAAGCCGCCGCTGTTCCAGGTGCCCGGTGCCAGCAGCCCGTTGTTAACGAACTGTGTGCACACGTTGCTGATGACCGTGGCCAAGATGTGCATACCGGTGTCGGTCTGTGGAATCTTGGTGGTGCTGGTATACAGCGCGTTGTACACAGCCGTCTGAATTGTGATGGCAAGTGCGGCGGCGCCCATTACGGTGTCAATAAAATCTCCGCTGGCGCTGGTGCCCTCTTCAATGATGGCGGTGTCATTGTTGTAGCTCACAAACACGTTGCAGTTCTTGGCTTCAAGGGCCGCGATCTGGTTCGCGTTAAGGGTTTCCGCCACAATGCCCGGCTCCTGCTTGTACATAAGCGTGATCGTGGTGTTGTTACCCGTGTAGTCAGTGGTCAAGATGCGGGCCAGCAGGCTCACAACAGCGTACTGATTGCTGCTGCTGTACTGCACGGCGCTCTTGGTGTAGTTGCCCTGCATCAGCAGATAGGCCAAGTCTGTGGTGTCCTCTGGGTTGAGTACACCGGCCTCCTGTGACGTAGCGCCAAAGTAGTGCTGTGTGGTGGCGGCCTCAATATAGCTGGCCACGTTCACGGCATCATTGTTAGTAATGCCCAGCACCGTGGTGGCATACCACTGCTGCCCAAACTCCTCATCAAAGAGGGTCACGGCGGCAAGGGCTGTTTCAGCCGCAATACCATTGGCGATGTACGCCCCGCTGCTGGCGGCTGTAAGGCCAAGCAGTGAACTTACATCGGTGCCGGTGCCTTCCGGTGTGGCAAAGCTGAGTGTGCTGCTGGCACCCGTCTCTCCACCGGCTGTGATAACAAAGTTGCCGTTATTGGCGTCCCACACGCAAGTGGTGCCCGCAACTTTAGCCGTAAGCGCCGTCTGAATAATACCGGCAGCCGCGTTAAGATTGGCGACGCCAGTAAATACAAGCCCGGTGACTGTTTCAGCCGTACCGTTGATGCTGATGCTGAAGCTGCCCGCTGCAATGGCGGCCAAGCTGGTAACAAGCGCCGCCTGCTGTGCCGCACTGAACACGCTGCCCTGGAGCACTGCGCTTGTAGCGGCTTCTGCCCAGCGGCCAATGAACAACTGGTTAGGCTGTGGGGCCTGTTCGAACCACAGCACGGCGGCAAGGTACTCCGGCGCGGTGGTTCCAAAGTCAGTGGCAACCTCTGCCAGTGTGCTGTAGCTGCGGATACGCTCAACGACGTCAATAACCGGCGACGAGCCAAGTATCAGCAGCGAGTTAAGGTTTTGCGCCTGTGCCGCTGTGGTGCTCAGGCTGACGGTAACATTCACCAACCGACTAATCGGTAATGATGGTGTGGTCATGTTTCCCTCCGGTTACTTGTTGCTTACAGTGATTGCCGTTGCGGGCAACCCTGTGTCATAGTTAACGGTTGCTACAGCACCGGCCAGATCACGCACCGGGTACTGCCATTGCAGGCCGCGCCGTACCTTGAAGGGGACGTCGATGCCAAAGAGCCACTGATTTTTAATCAGGGCCGGTACTGCCGGGCTGGGCCTGCCTGCTTCTACAAACCCGAATCCCTGCAACTGCATGGCCTCACGATTCTGTGCAACGCCCAGCCCCATTGAAAATACTTCGGCGTACTGCTCACAGGTGGGGCCGTAGAAGCTGCACAGTATGTCAAGAATTTCGTTGCGGTACACAATGTCAAAACCGGGTGTTTCACCCACTGCGCCGATATGCCCCTCGTACACGTAGGTATCCGGCATACGCTCCCTGACGCCTATAGCAGCCCAGTTGGTGCCGCTGCCCGGCGTGTTAGGCGCTGGGCCGTCCGGCATGTTGCTGTCCTCCGGAAGCCAGCGCTGTAGCACCACTGTGCCCGGCAGCGCGGTTATGCCCACAACTATCTGCTGTAGGAAACGCCGCAGCGCTTGGTCGTTGCCTACCGGATCTAGTTCTGTGGGCTGTAGGTAGCCGCCAGTTGTGCTGTCGTTAGGCATCAGTTAGTCTCCGCTGGTGCGTCCATGGTATCCATGCTGCTGCAAATTGCGTAGATAAAGCCACGGGCGAACTGGCTATAGTCATCGGTGGTTATCACAAGGTAGTTATCACCGTTCCAAACCACTACGTCCGGCTCCCACTCTTGCGGCGTACCATCCTTGGTGGCACCACGCAGCGCGTAGCGGGTAATCACCACAACGGTCTTGCTCATTATCTGCGCTTCCGGCAGTCGTTTAAGATCGTTGGGCCTGCCGGGGTGCACCACGCCGCGTATGTTGGCCGTGGTAGTAGGCGTGATGGTTGGCTCGCCATAGGTATTCGTAACCACGGCCCGGCGCATCACGCTGAACTTATCCAGCGTGTACGGGTTGGTAAGGGCTATGGAAACGTCTAAGTAAGGCATCAGCGGTTCCCCTTAGTGCGTACCACGTAATTCGTAGCGTTAAACATCTGCAAAGTGTCCAGCAGCGGCTTGGTGCGAGTAACGCCCCGGCGCTTGCGGGCCGCCAGCGTTTTCTTGCTGAGGGGCTTGAACGGGCCGGTGCGTAGCTTCTGCTTTACGCTGCTTACTGCTTCAATGCCAGCGGCCTGTAGGTTGGCCTCTACGCGCTGCTGATCGCCGTCAAGGGCTGCAATGGCGGCGTCCGCATAGCGCTTGGCAATCTTGTCACCGGCTGCACGTATGCCGGGCTTGAGGAATGGCCGGGCCGGTATGTTCTGGCTGGGCATACCATTGTTGTGTATGTAGGCCAACGCCGCATTGGTGATAGGTGTGCTGACGGTGCCGTTGGCTTCAATGGTTTTGCGGTCGGTGGGACCGGCATTTTCCCCGGCACCGGCCTGCCCGCTGTTGTCGTCGGGGTAGCCTACCAGCACTTCGCTATCACGCAACTGCCGGATGGCCTTCATCAGGTCACCCAGCTTGTCGGTGTGCAGGTGCAAGTGCATGTGAATATGGTTCGGCATTATTGGTTTGGTCCCCAGCCTATACCGATCGGCGGGCCGGGCCAGCCGGGGCCGTTAAGGCCGCCGGTTGGGTCACACCCTACGCCGATGTACGTGGGCGCACTGCCCATCATCTTAGCCAGCCGAATGTAGCGGGTGCCGTAAACCGTCAGGTTCCAGTTACCCGCGCCCTCTTCACTGGCTACGTTTGTGTCATAGCTAACGCTTACGCTGCCCGGTGTTTCGCTGGACACGGGGCCTTTGCTAAGACCCGGCCAGCCACTCACGCCCGCAGCATCAAGCGCCTGCCGCTCCAGCACAATGTTGTGGGCTGCAAACAGCTCTGCGCCCAAGTTAATGGCCTGACCCCAGCGCTGATTATTCAAAAACAGGTAAGCCCAGTTCAACCAGAACTGGATTACCGGCAGCGGGTAGCTATCAACGTCTGCGAACTCGGCAAAGTCAATAACAAACTGAGCCGCGTCAATAGGCGGTGGGGTCTGCGGGGTGCTTGGCGTACCCATTACTCACCTCCGTGGGCTTTGGCTTCAAAACCCGCCTTGCCGTATTTGTGCATACCGATGCTGGCGGCCACGGCGGCAGGGTCGTTGATGCCTTTCTTATGGGCAAGGCTGTGCTCCAGCTTCTCAAAACCCTCGTGTTCATCAGCAACGGTAGAACTGGTGATGTTTGGAATATCGCTAAAGCCATCCATGGTTTCCAGGCTGCGCTCCATGGCAACGGGTGCATAGAACTCACGGTTGTAGGCGTTTTGCTCCGCAATGGTGGGGCCTACCGGGTAATAGCTCTTGCTGAGGCTGGCCTCATCCTTGGCGGTATGCAGCGCAATGGCCACAGCCTGAGCATGGGGCTTGCCAGCGTTCTCCTCGGTCGTAATGTTATGCCCGATGGCCTTCGGGTTGTCACCTTTTTCTAACGGCATGGTGCCCTCCTTGCGTTGTGGGCGCTACTGCTCGCGCCCACGCCCGCAGTTACTTCTTTGTCTTTTTCTTTGCAGCGGTAGAATTAGCTGCAACGGTCTTAACGACTGTGGCCACGTCCTCAGTTTCCACAACTGCCGCAGCCGTTGGCTCCGTGTCGGCAGGTTCCTGCTCTTCGCCTTCAACACCATTGCCCGTTTCCTCAACCTCAGGCTCCTCTTCAACAACCACCGGCTTAACGGCGGCCTTCGGTACGACATAAGGTACGACGCCCTGAACTTTCAGGTACGGGTGGTTGACAAGGTGTTCCGGCACTTCATTCACACCAGCTTTGAACGTGTGGCGCGTGTGGTGCGTCTCACGTACATGAATTTGACGGGGGAAAACCATCGTTACCGTTTTGCCCGGTTTCTTGGGCTTAGCGGCGTCCGGGTTAATCTGGTCTCCAACGGGTTTGCTAAGATCAACTGTGGCCATTGGCCTCTCCTTGCTGCGCTGCCCCGGCTGTTACACCGGGGCGCACGCGGCGGCTGCGGGCTAGATCATGTCGAAGTAGCCGAGGGTTTCGGGATACACCACTTCCACGACGCCCAGACGGCAGAAGTACGTGGTCTTGTGGTAGATGCTGTCAAACTGCACGGGCGTGCGTTGCAGCATCGTGAGCGGCAGGCGGACATACTTCTTGTCCTTGGTGTAGACCACCGCACGATCCACCGTGCCCTGCTGG